ACAGGCTTCCCGTCGCGCTGCTCGACACTCAGACGGCGCTCGATGTGCGGCAACAGGGCTTTGGCGCTGCCCGGGATTGCCAGGGCAGATGCGATGTCAGTCGCGGTACGGCCGACAGTCAGATCCCGGATCTGAGTGCTCAGCGTTCCACGCTCCTGCTCCAACATGCCGTTCAGCTCAGCTTCGCGGCGGTTGAATTTTTCGGACCAGGATTTTTCGAGCTCTTCCACGTTGCCCGACTTGCGAGCGAGCTCTTCACGCTCAAGGCGTGCTGCCTCTTCGGTTTCCCGCGCCTTCTTCTCGGCGGCTTTCTTCTCGCCGAGCAACTCATCAACCTTGGCCTTCAGGCCGGATACGTCTTCTTGCTGCGGCAGGCCTTCAATGCCGAGTACGAACTTGCCGTCCTTCTCGGTGTAAAGAGCGCGCACGGCTTCGTCGACACCATCCAGGCTGTCCAGTTGGAATTTCAGCATTGGTTGTCTCCCAGAGACGAGGATGCAGGCCCTGCCTGCGGGTGATAGAAATGCTCGACGCCCGGTTGGTCGTCGTAGTCAAATGGCCTTTGCACGATGGCAAACGCCTGATGTGAAGACTTGGGGAAGGTGGCAGTAATGACAGGCGGAGATTGGGCAAACGTAGTCGCGGCATTTGCTGGCGCCGCATCAGCTTTACTTGCTTTTTTGACTATCCGAAAAAGCGTCCATGAGAGACGCGATGACCGCATGTTGAATTACGCGGTAAAGACCTTAGAGCGCGCATATGAATCCCTTGTCGGCATTCCTCACACTGTCCCGCCTCCAGCAAACCGTCTGGCATGGCTCACAACAGCAAGGTTGATTGAGGAATACAAAAAAGCAAAGGCGCGCATCCGTGATGAAGTAGCTCTTGAGGAGCTCGAAGGTCATGAAGAACACTGGCGACACCAGTTCTACCTAGCCCTATTGCCTCTTGAAAACTGCCAGCCTGAGTTTTATTCCGGCTCGAAGAGCGCGAGGTTCTTGGACCAAATCCCAAAGATAACTGCAATCATCATTCATGCATTTGCAAGCTGGCCTGAAGACAAAGTCGATCCGCTGGACGTCTACAAAACCCAGGACGATGCAGCGAATCGCCTCGGCATCAACAAGATGTGGATAGGACTTCGTCGCTACCTCAACATCCTTTGACTTCGCGCACGTCACTTCAGCCCTGCCCGCTCAAACGCCAGCGGCTCCAGGGCTTTCATCTGTTTCAGCGTCAGCGGCGCAAAATTGCGATCAAGCTGCAGCTCTGAGAATCGCTCGATCGTCAGGCCGCCTTCACGGAACAGCTTCGCGCGGACCGGGCCAATGGCCCTGTCCTGAAACGCTGCGGGCTGTTGCTGAAGCCAGTCGTAATAGCTGAGGTCTGCCCTCACCTGCTGCGGCCCACCCTCACCGATGGATGCTCGTGTGGCGTCTTTGCCGAACAGCGCACTGAAGCGGGTCACCGCGACAATGGTCGATCGGCAGTTGATGTGTATCGGCGGCCGAGGCCCCTCAGTCAGCTTGAAACGCTGCTTGTCGAGCGTCCGGCACTGGCTGGTGGTCTTCGTGTCCAGCGTGCTGACCCACTCCACGGCCTGCACGACATCCGAGTTCTCTTTCAGCGTCTCCATGCGCGCCTGGGTAGCGACGTGCTGAACGGCGGTCCTAACGACTGAGCCGGCATTCCGGTTGGTCGTGGCCAGAATCCCGTCGTTGTATTGGAGCGCCTTGGTCCCACGAATGTTCTTGATGATCTGGAAGTTGGTTTGGCCTTCGAAGAAGCCCTGCCTGATCGCGCCTGTGAGGCGTTGTCGCTCGGTGGAGGTGAAGCCATCAATGAACGACTTGAGCAGCTTGCCGCCGTCCGCGCCGCGGACGCTGAGCGGGTTCGTGAGGATGGCCGCCCTGATTGCAGCAGCACCAGGCACTGCGGCATCAAACGAGACGCCCACTGGCGCCGCCCGGGTCAGGCTGGTCGCCTCAAACTCGGCCTCGTAGTTGGCGATGTCGATCAGATCAAGGTTCAGCTTCTCGCTGTACCGGTCAAAGATGCCCAGCAGCAGGCTATCCACCTCGCTCAGCAGCCGTTCCAGCCGCGCGACGGTGTAATCCGTCAGGTCAGCCCGCGTCAGCCGCTCACGGATAGAGCGATCAATCTCCTTGAGGAATGACCCGAACTTCGCCACCTCCCCCGACTTCAGTTGCTCGAGGAAGACGGCGTGCCGAATCGTGGCGTCAAGGATCGCTTGGTTTGCCGCCATTTGGTTTCACCTTCGTGTCGTCGTCCAGGTCGAGCGCCGGGGCCTCGGTCTCCAGTTCGTCGCGGATCTGGTCGTCGGTCTTCTCGGCATCAATAACCCCGCGATCACGCAGGTACTGCCAGAAGTCAGACGACGGCAGCTTGCCGCCCTGAACCGCGTTGAACAGACCGGTGAGGATCGTTGCGTCCAGGCTGATCTGGCTGAAGTCCTGATTGAGCTTGTAGAGAGTTTCGCCGGAAGCATTCACGAACTCAGCCATCCAGACCAGGCACTGGCTGTAGGCCTCGCTGACGTTGCTCACCACCAGCGACAGAACGCTGTGTTCGGCGGCGCTGTCGTTGTCAGCCTGGGTCGCGGTCTTCACCGCACTGCCCCGCTCGATCAACCGGGCGCCGAGCGACACCATGTCTTCTTTCTTGGCGTCCATCGCCTCTTTCACGAGCGTATTCGGCTCAGGCTGTGCGAAACCACACGATCCGTTGGCAGGAAGAGTCAGCGGCGCACGGGAGCCGACATAGATGCCGTTGGCTTCCAGGTGATCGCGCCACGCCTCATCAAGCCCGGAAATCCAGAACTGAGGCTGGCCAGAAAACCACACCGAGTCTTCGTAGTCAGCGCTGTTGCAGTAATGGCCGATGTTGAGCACGGCCATGTCGTACAGCGGCGAGTCGTCGATGCTGGTGTCGTTGTTCTCACTGCCGAGGAACTGAAATGGGATGATCTTCCACGGAAGGCCCAGGCCGTTGAGGGGTGTGAAAGGCGGAACGATCATGGATGTTTCGCTACTGCCCTCTTCCCAGACTTCCTGCGTGTAGAAGCCGGCTTCATCGAGACGAAGCACTCGGTATCGCACAACCTTCTCGCCGCCGAAGCCGTCATCGGTGTCAATGTCCACCGATTCCTGTAGCACAACGAGGCTCAGCAGGTGCTGGCCACCGACCTTGCGAGTTTTCCAGTTGCGGATTGACTCGGCCGGGTAGCTGGCAACGCTCGCCCGGGCCCGGCCCGCCTGTTCGTCGGCTTTGCTAACAGATCCCGCTTTGACGGCGACGTAGTCCACCAGCAGTCCGTGGCGGCCGACCTCGAGCAGATGCCCGATGACCGATTGCGACTGCTGATAAATGCTCACGCCCTGCCCGTCGATATCCTTGGACACGTAGTCGAGCGCGCCCGGTACGGTCAGCGTGGGCCAGGTGCGAAACACCGCACCCACCAAGCTATTTTTGGTTCTCCCGGTGGCGTTGTAAAACACGGCCCGCTGCTTGTAGCCCTTGTAGCGGGCAATGTTCTCCGGGCTGGTGTCATGTTCGTTGGGCTTCGGCAGGTAAGCATCGCCGCGGGCCTTTACGGTTTCGGAGCCCTTGCACACGTCTCGCACCAGCCGCCAACGGGGCTGTGCCGCGTCGTACTCCGGGCGGGTGTAAGTGACGTCTGCCATTAGCGTGCGAATCCCATTTTGATTGATTTGACCGGCTTCCTTGCGCTCTTGGCGACAGCGAAGTACCGGAATCCGTCTGAGCCGTGAGACGTCCAGTCGTGAAGTGGTTTGTCTTTCCAGCAGCCGCGCTTGTCGTCCCACTCCTTGCGGTAATTCTCAAGGCAGGCGATGCCCTTCTCGCACTTGGATTCGTCGAACACACATTTGGGCAGGATCTCGCGTGCCTGCTCAATGCCGTCGTTGATGCCGAGCTTCGGCACCACTTGGAAGGTCATGCTGTATTTCTGGCCATCGATGTCGTAACCCTCGCGGGCCAGCTCTCGGCGAGTCTTGGCATCGCTGCCGAACTCCCGGTTGTCGATGTCGTGCGGCCCCCAGTGCTCGGAATAGGTGTAACCCTTGTCCTTAAGCACCTTCATGTAATGCCGCAGGCCTTCGCCGCTGTTCTCGTAGTAATCGATGACGTGAAACTCTTCACCGACCTGGCGCACGAACCAGATAGCCGTGGAGTCGCCGACCCCGATGTCCCAGAAGGTCATCACCGGCAGGTGGCTGTTGTTCGGTATTGCCCCAATGCGCTGCTGGGCATAGAGCTTGGTCAGCTGCTGGGCGTAATAAGCACCTTCGACCGACTGCTGGAAGGCTTCGACAGGGATCGACGGGTATTCCCGCTTCATGTCATCGCCGAGCGTCTTCTCCTTGGCTGCGTACCAGGCGCGCTGGCCATCGTTGGTGACGATCCCGTGCTTGGCGCGCAGTTCGTTGAAGTAGTCGGTCAGGCGCTGTGGGATGACCACGTCAGTTGGGTCAAGCCAATAGGCTTTGTTCTTCCACCAACTGAAGAAGAAGAATTTCCAGTCCAGCAAGCCCAGGGGCACGCCGGCCAGTTGCTGGCGTTCCGCGCTCTGCGAGTAATCGAAGAAGTAGCCGGCCTGACCTTCTGCCGTTGATTCAATCGTGACGAAGCAGTCGGTGGCCACCGCCTCGAAGGCGCCAGTGACAATCTCCCGGGCCTTGTGCGGAAACTTGGCGCAGATCTTCCCGAACTCGGACACGTGCAGGTAACGCAGCGTGCCGCCCCGGAACGACGTGGAAACGTAGATTGAGCCGCCCTTGCTGAACACCAGTTCGCCGGCCGCGTCGTTGTGAGCAGGGTTGGCCGCCCTGACTTCCTTAGGCAGGTTGTCGTAGGCGTACTTCACCTTCTCGCGGAACAGGCGCTTGGCGTCGTTCAGGGTGTGAGCGATCAGCGCGCACTTGGCCGACTCGAACAGCGCCGCGTCCAGCTGGATGATGCAGCACTCAGTAGTGAAGCCGAGCTGCCGGGCCTTCAGGATGATGTTGCGCGTATGCATCCCATCGAAGTACTCGATCTGCTCGTCCGTCATCCGGAAGCGGACCTTCTTGCCCGCTTTGTCCGTGATGAAGTAGAGATTGTTCAGCCTCCAACGCTTGTCCCGGAGCAGCTTCAAGTGCTCGGGCTTCATGTCAGGCTTCCTTCGATAGTTCGTCCATCATGCTCGACAGCTCGTCGGCATCACCGCCGCCGGCTTTCGTATCCAGTTCGTAGGCTTGGCGCTCCAGGGCAACCAGTGTCTTCAGTGTTTCCGCCAATTCCTTCATGGTCTTGGTCCGGGAGGGAAGCGCGCCGATCTTGTTGGCCAGGGCCAGCATGTCAGCCATCGCTTCACCGTCTTCGTGATCGCCGTCCTTGAACTGCTTGATCAGCGACTTGATCGTCCCCTGCTCATCAGTGAGCGATTCCAGTTCATCCAGCAGCTTGTTTGCCAGGCGACGCGACCGACCAATATCAGTTCGGTGGGCCATTCGGATGTCAGCAATGACCTCGGCATTCGCCTGTACGATTCCACGCTCGGTTGCCAGCGTCTCCGTGGAAACCTTGCTGGAAACCTCTCGTTTGGAAACCAGCGAATCAGCCTTGGCTTTGATCTTTGCCTTGAGGTCTCGCTCCCAACCCTCAGCCTTTGCCCGCTTGTTGATTGCAGTGTGGGAAACGCCACTGGCTGAGGCGATTTCGCGCACC